TAATGGCCAGCGGAAAGAATGGCTGAAAAAATACAAGGACTGGGGCCTCTGGTATCGGGATGAGAATATCGGGGTGGAGTATTACAAGTACGATTTTGATAACGGCGCCCGGCTGATCGCGGAAGTATACCAGGAGGAGGCTACACAATACTGCGATGCCCATGAGACCTGCTTCCTGCATCTGGTGGGAGGGCCGGAACCTCCCAAGGGACCGTATGGCACCGGAAAATGGACGCAACATAAGAGATACTGCAGGCATCCGAACAGCGATACGGAACTGGTGGAATTCTTGAAGGAGGTACAGCGCCAGGGTTAGGCGGACAGGTGGTGATCTACATTGATACGATAGAAAGGAGCAGGAAATGAAACACGAAAAATTGATTCAGGATTCAGCAAGTGCTTATACGATAGCGTATAAGCAGGGAATGGAGGACACGCATAATCCCAGAATGGCGGCGCAGATTGCTAGCGTAGTGGTCATGTCGTATATGGCCACATTTAAGGAAACAATTAATCAAGGGCAGGAACAGCAGGCTCAGGCCATGCTTGGTAATATTGTGCTTTCTATGATGGGGAAAGCAAAGAAGGAGAGTAAAGGCAGCGATGAACAGACCGCAGATGAGAAAAAGGCAAAGGATGACAGAACAGGAAGCAATTGAAGTTATAAAGCGTCTGTTTTTTGCGGTTTGTGTACAACAGGCATTGCGTGGATTATGGGCAGAAACAGAATTGGAGCGTAACCCCCGAAGATGGATAAGCAGCATAGAATAATTCCGTAAAACGGGACAGCAAAAGCCCCGGCAGGGGATCCAGCCCCTTGCCGGGGTGATGCGGGTTACTTTCTGTTCTTAGGCATCCGCTGCCCTTCCAAAATACGGAGAAAATGGACAAGGGAAAAGCGGTCATCTTCTTCAAGGTATGCCAAAAGCTGCAGGAGCCGCCCAAGGGTGTATCCGTCATAGATTACCTGCGACAGAATGTCATCCGGGGAATTGTCCGTACTGCACCCCAAAAGATAACCTGTGGACACGCCGTAATAATCGGCAATGCGGACCAGCATATCGTTGCCCGGCTCATGCACGCCGTTCTCATAATTGGAAACGGTGCTTGTGGAGCAAAGGAGATGCTTTGCCAGCGTTTCCTGGGTGACGCCCTTGCAGGCGCGGAGATGTTTAAGATTTTTAGAAAGTTCGCTCATATTCATTTTCCTCCTGTGTAAAAATCTGTTACATGGATAACGTACAATAGGATGATGGGAAAGGGAATAAGAGGGTTCAACAAAAAAATGAAATGAGGTGATGAAAATAGGGCGAACTGAAAACGAAATGAAAAAAAGATATCTTTGGGAATACAGGGGGCATGTCCGGAAAATTAAGCGGATTGAAGAAGAACTTTCTGAACTTCGGGCAATGAAGACGGCAATTTCTGTACTTAATGATGGAATGCCGCATGGTTCTGGCCAGAGTGACTTGTCAGGGTATGCTGCCGAATTGGATCAGTTGGAGCGTGATTTGGTTCAAGAAAGGGGGCAAAGATTTGCGGGTTACAAGGAGATTTCAGACCGCATTATGAAACTGAGTAACGAGAATGAGAGGGATGTTTTGTTTTATCGTTACATAAAGGGGCTTGCCTGGTGGGAGATTGCGGAGAAGATGGGATATTCTGAAAGACATATAACACGTCTCCATGGTGAAGCTTTAGCACACATTCAGTTGCCGGAAAAAGAAAAGATGTCCTAGAATGTCCGACTATTTCGTGATATTATGGTATCATCGAAAATCGAAAGGAAAGAGGCAGTCCACAGGGGCTGCTTTTTCTTTTTTTAAAAACGAAACGAATGAGAGGTGGTGATGGGTGAGTGATGAGATAAGAGATCGGGCGTTTGATGATTACCGTAAAGGAATGAAATACAGGGAAATCGCGGAGAAATATGGGGTTAGCCTTTCTGCGGTGAAGTCCTGGGCATCGAGATATTGGAAAAAAGAAGGTTGCAACACGGGGGAGAAAAAGTTGCAACCTAAAAAGAAAAAAGTTGCAACCAAGGGGGCACAGCCGAAAAACAAAAACGCAGTAGGCCATGGTGGGACAGGTCCCCCGGGAAATAAGAACGCAGTCAAGACAGGAGAGTTTGAAGCTCTCTTTTTTGATACTCTGGAACCGGAAGAAAAGCAGCTCATATGTGTCATGCCGACAGATAAAGAGCAGCTCCTGCTCCAGGAAATCCAGCTCCTGACCGTCCGGGAACGCCGGATGCTGAAACGCATCGAAGATATCAGGACAGCTGCTGAGAATCTTGAAAATGAGGAAGCAGTACAGGACATGACGCTGGTAAAACGCCAATCAGGAATAGAAAAAGGCCAGGAGACAGATTTAAAAGAATACCATGGAAAGCTTGGGCAGATTCAATCTATTGAGGATGCGCTGACCAGAGTACAGGCCAGGAAACAGAAAGCCATTGACTCCCTGCACCGCTTCGGATTTGACGATGCACGCCTGGAGATTGAGCTGCTGAAGCTTGACCTGGCAGCAATGAAGATGGACAGCCAGGAGACGGAGATTGAGGATGATGGTTTTATGGACGCTTTGAATGCCGAATCCGGCAGCCTGTGGAATGATGAGAATGATGCGGATGGATAGGAGAAAAGAGCGTCTTTCCGAAATGAAGCGGAAGATTAAGGGCATGAAGCAGAAACGCCATACCATAAACCGGATGCAGCTTTTCAGGTTCAAGCCGTTTTCAACAAAACAGAAGCAGATCCTCACCTGGTGGATGTCGGGCAGCCCGGTCAAAGATTATGACGGCATTATTGCGGATGGCGCTATCCGTTCAGGGAAAACCGTCTGCATGTCACTATCCTTTGTATTCTGGGCAATGAGCAGCTTTTTCGGACAGAATTTTGCCATGTGCGGCAAAACGATAGGGAGCTTTAGGCGGAATGTCCTGTTCTGGCTGAAATTAATGCTTAGGAGCCGGGGATATAAAGTTACGGACCATCGGGCGGATAACCTTGTGGAAATCAGCCGAGGAGATGTAACAAATTATTTTTATCTCTTTGGCGGCAAGGATGAGAGAAGTCAGGATCTGATTCAAGGCATTACATTGGCCGGTGTTTTCTGCGATGAGGTTGCCCTGATGCCGGAATCCTTTGTGAACCAGGCTACCGGGCGGTGTTCCGTCACAGGATCCAAATACTGGTTTAACTGCAATCCGGAAGGCCCTTACCACTGGTTCAAAGTGAACTGGATTGATAAATCCACAGGTTATTTGGGAAAGAAGAAAGCTGCGCAACTCCGAAAAGTAGCATTGGAAGAGGGCAGAGAGCCGGATCTGAAAAAGCTGCTGTATGTTCATTTTACCATGGATGACAACCTGAGTCTTTCTGAAGAGATCAAGGCAAGATATCGTTCCATGTATTCGGGTGTATTTTTTAAGCGCTATATCATGGGCTTATGGGCCATGGCTGAGGGTATCATCTATGACATGTTCAGTACAGATAAGCATGTTGTGGATGTGGAACAGCTTGTGCAGGATGGAAAGATTCAGTGGATCGGGGATTATTATGTAAGCTGTGATTACGGAACCCAGAATGCCACGGTGTTTCTGCTGTGGCGGAAATCGGATAATGGAAAGTGGTACTGTATCCGGGAGTATTATTATTCAGGGCGGGACAAGGGCGTCCAAAAGACAGATGCCGAGTTTTCGGCTGAACTGCGGATATGGCTGGATGGAATCAATCCCAGGTATGTGGTGCTTGACCCTGCGGCCGCCAGTTTTAAGGCGCAGCTGAAGAAAGACGGCTTTCAGGTTAAAAATGCAGTAAATGATGTGCTGGATGGCATACGATTTGTGGCCGGCCTTTTGAACCAGATGGAAGTGTTCTTCGACAAGTCCTGTGAAAATACGATCAAGGAGTTTGGCTCATATATCTGGGACGCCAAAGCGGCAGACAGGGGAGAGGACAAGCCGGTAAAGGACCGGGATCATGCAGTTGACGCGGTACGCTATATGGCATATACCATAATCCGCAGACGGGGCGGAATAAAGGTATTGAAACGAGGGAGTAACGGAGATGGAAATTGAAGTAATCAAAAAGCTGGTGAAGGCAGGCGGGAAAAAGCATCGGGAAATGGTACGGGAATCATCCACTGCAGAGCGCTATTACCGCAAGAAAAACGACATCCTCAGGAAAGGGGCAAGGGGAAGCGGAACACAGGAGAATCCCATGCGGTCTGCCGACAACCGGATTCCGGCGAATTTTTATAATATACTGGTAAATCAGAAAGCAGCCTATCTGTTCACTGACCCGCCGATATTTGACGTGGGCAACAGGGCTGCCAACGAAGCTGTGCAGGAGGTGCTGGGAGACAATTATCCAAAAGTCTGCAAAGACCTGTGCATTAACGCCTCTAACTGTACTGTGGCCTGGCTTCACTATTGGGCGGATGATGAAGGAAAATTCCATTATGCCGTGGTGGATTCGAGGCAGATCATCCCCATATGGACCGATGACCTGGAAAAGGAACTGTCCGGCGTCCTGCGGGTGTATGACATGCTTACGGAGGACGGGAAGAAACTGAACATTTATGAATACTGGGATAAAGAATCCTGCCAGGCGTTCTACAAGGAGAACCGGGAAATCCTGGATGCACTGAAGCCCTATGAAGCCATGGGATCGGCCGCAGCTTTGGGAGAACTTCCGCAGTATGACAGTACATCATCCTGGAAGCATGGTTCCGGGGAAGTTCCGTTTATCCCGTTCTTTAACAATACGGAGGGTGGGAACGACTTAAATGATGTGAAGGAGCTGATTGACGCCTATGACAAGGTGTACAGCGGCTTCTTAAATGATCTGGAAGATATCCAGGAGGTTCTCTTTATTCTTGCAGGTTATGAGGATGAGAGTTTAGATACGTTTCTGCATGAACTGAAAAAATATAAGACTATCAAAATAGACAGCGATGAAGAGGGCAAGGGAGGATTGAGTACCCTTACCATAGACATCCCCGTAGAAGCCCGGGAGAAGATGCTGTCCATGACGAGAAAGTCCATATTTGAGCAGGGCATGGGGATTGACCCGGATCCGCAGAATTTCGGGAACAGTTCCGGTGTGGCGCTTTCTTATCTGTATTCGCTGCTTGAACTGAAAGCAGGTCTTATGGAGACAGAATTCCGCCCGGGCTTTGGACGGCTGGTGCGGGCAATCTGCCGCCATGCGGGCATTGAGGTGGGGAAAGTAGTGCAGGTTTGGACCCGGACGTCGGTGCGCAATGAGGCGGAGCTTGCCTCCATCGCCCAGCAGAGCGTAGGGGTTATTTCCCGAAAAACAGTTCTGTCCAACCATCCATGGGTGACGGATGTAGAGAAGGAGCTTGCACAGCTTAAGGCGGAGGAACAGGAGGAAGAGGAAAAACTGCAGAAGCAGTATGACCCCTATGCACTGCAGGAGAAGCAGGCAGATGGGGAAGAATCAAAGGAAGCAGGGAGGGAGGCGTAAAAGATGAAATACAGAAAGAAACCTGTTGTGGTTGAAGCTTTTCAGTATGACGGAGATTTGGAAGGTGCTGCCGGTTATTATGTGCCTGATTGGGCCGTAAAGGCATATGAGGACGGCACAATGTATTATGGAGAGCCTGACGGTCAGCCGGGAGAATTATTCATCGATACCTTGGAGGGTGCCCAACATGTAAGCGTGGGGGATTATGTCATTCAGGGAGTAAACGGGGAGTTATATCCTTGTAAACCGGATATCTTTGAAAAGACTTATGAGGCCGCAGAATGAAAAACAGTGAGTACTGGCGCCAGCGTTTCGCACAGCTGGAAGCCGCCCAGAACAGGAAAGGCGCGGAAGTTTACGCGGAAATAGAGAAGCAGTACAGGCATGCGCAGAAAGAGATTGAGGCAAAGATTGATGCCTGGTACAGGCGGTTTGCTGACAATAACGGCGTGTCCATGGCGGAAGCCCGCAGGATGCTGAGTGTAAAGGAACTGGCAGAGCTTAAGTGGGATGTGAATGACTATATCAGGCATGGCCAGGCGAATGCGTTTAACCAGAAATGGATGAAGGAGCTGGAGAACGCTTCCGTCAGGTTCCACATCTCCCGTCTGGAGGCCCTGAAGCTGCAGACCCAGCAGAGCCTTGAGGTAATGTTCGGAAACCAGCTTGACGGCATAGACGCAGCCATGAAAAGGATTTACCTGGAAGGCTATTACCACACCGCATTTGAGCTGCAGAAAGGCTTCGGGGTAGGCTGGGATATTGCAGGACTAGATCAGCGGCAGATAGAAAAGGTGGTCAGCAAACCCTGGGCAGTGGACGGGAAGAATTTCTCCGAAAGAATCTGGGGGAATAAAGAAAGGCTGATTTCGGAAGTACATACTGAGCTGACCAGGAACATCATGCTGGGGCAGGATCCGCAGAAAGCCATTGACAATATAGCCAGGAAGATGAACACTTCAAAGGCCAATGCCGGGCGTCTTGTGATGACGGAGGAAGCTTATTTCAGTTCGGCGGCGCAGAAAGACTGCTTTAATGGCCTGGATGTGGAGAAGTATGAGATCGTGGCAACATTGGATTCTCATACCTCTGAGATATGCCAGGGCCTTGACGGGCAGGTATTCCCCATGAAAGATTTTGAGCCCGGGGTGACAGCGCCGCCGTTCCATGTGAACTGCAGGAGCACCACAGTCCCTTATTTTGAAGATGATTTTGGTCAGCCAGGGGAGCGTGCGGCCAAGGGCGAGGATGGGAAGACTTATTATGTGCCTGCGGATATGACATATCAGGAGTGGAAGGAAAGTTTTGTTAAAGAACCACTTGCAGGCGATGATGCAGAGGGCTATAATAATGCCAAGCAGATGAAGATTAGTTTTCCCGATGATGTAGCAAAGATTCGGGGCATGACGCAGGAGATTAGGGAAGAGCTTGATGTGGCCTTGGACAAACTGGGTAGAGAGTATGATATTAGGCTAGACTCCCTGACGGTGGAGCCTGCTGGGAAGGGCGATAGATTTATTGTTGGATGGCATGATGGAAAAATGGGGATGGTGATTAACCGGAATGCTGATTTTGAAAAAATACGGAGCAAGATTACACAACAATATGATTCAGGGTATTTTGCAGGAAAATCATTTGAAGATTATATGGCACATGAGATGTTTCACGTAATGGTTTATCAGGATTGCGAATCAGAGTTTGCATATAAGGCAAAATACGAACAGATAGAAGCCTTGTATGGACAGTTAAAAGGAATTTCTGGTTACGCTGATTCTACAAAATCAGGAAATGAGGCATTAGCGGAAGCCTTTGTGAGGATTAGAAATGGGGAAGACGTACCTTTGATAGCAAAGGTCTTGGTTGAAGCGTACATTGAGAGGTGGAAAAAATGAGTTTAAGGGTACCCATTTGTGATTATTGTAAGCATTATATAGATGATCCGAAGGTTAAAGGAATGTGTTGTGAAGCATTTCCAGAGGGGATTCCCCTTGAGAGAATGCGTTTGGATGATGATGGAACTGAATGTGCAGATGGAATAATGTTTGAAGATCAGGATGGAGATCATACAGAGTTTGTCCCTGAAGCAGGTAGCCTTTTGGCAAAAATGCATAGAATATAATATTTAGTGAATAAATGTATAGAAATCCAGAAAATTTTGCGGAGTTAATTTTAGAACCGTTTAGAGAGTACATAGAAAATCCTAAACGCAAGGAAAAAGAATTTCCTGTGAAAGACGGGGAAGAAGTTTCGTGTAAATTTCGTGAAGAGGAGGAAAAATGACCACAAGGCAGATAATAAAATCAATCCCGTTCACCAACGGGGAATTGTTCGGGACAGTGGAAAGAAGAAGGAAAAAAATCGCTGAATGTGAGCCAGTCATAGAGATATACAGGCAGGACAACCCTGTCACAGTACTCGGGCGTACTTCCTATGCGCTGAAGAGCTACCATGCGGCGCTTGTTATATGCGGCGGGCCGGATTTGGCTCCTGGAGTAGATTATGAGTTTATCCAGAAAATTACTGCCTATGAGTTGGCTGCAAAAGTGATGCTTCGAGGGAATATCATAAAAGAGTATTTTTTCAGGAATATGTACCCAGATGTGATCGACCCTCGGGGAGAATGGGTTTTCATCATGGAAGATCAGGGGCTTGTTGATGAACTTCTTGCGCTGGATATTTTGTAGTGTAAGTAAATTTGCAGGGATTAATCAAAACATCGTTATTTAGCGGTGTTTTTCTTTATGAAAGGAACAGTTATGACAACATTATTAAACACGCTTTTGGCCGAAAAGGGTGAATTATTCATTATAGGCCAGGGACGGCGTGTGGCATTTGCGCACTGCAGGCCGGAGATCAGCATCTATGAGGAAACCATACAGGTTCCTGTCCTAGGAGGGCAAAGTTACAGAAGAAAATCCAGGCGGTTCACTATTGTTTTGTGCGGGAATACGGAGTTCACCTGTAATGCCGTGGATGAGACTATGCAGAAGACAGAACGGTATGAACTGACCGCCGACATCCTGCGAAATGACGGAATTGTGGAACGGTTCTATTTTCACAACATTTCCCTTGTGGAGATCAACCCTGCGGGGAAATGGGAATTTGAACTGAATGCCACGGATGAACAGATGCAAAAATTGTCAGCAATGGCAGGAATATAGAACAGGCACTTTTGAAAATAAACTTTCAGAAGTGCTTTTTTCATGCCTTTTAGGAGGATGTTGATGCGAAGAATTGAATATCGGGGAGAAGTCCTGTTAGGGTATGCTCCTGACCTCCCCATAAATTTGATTGGGCGTTGCGGAATGCGATGTCCATTTTTGTTTCCATAGGTAGGGTGGAATAATTTTCAAAAACCTCTTGACGGTTTGCTAGCAACATGATATATTGTAGCTAGCAAACAGAGGAGGTGAGAACACATTTGCCTGATAAAAGCAGGGCTGATTACTTCAAAGAACGGCGCAAAACCATTGGGCAGTTTAGCGTTTCTGTTCCGAGGGAAAAGTTAGATGCGCTTGACAAAAAGCTGAAGGAGCAAGATAAAACAAAGACAACATGGCTTAATGAAAAAATTGATGAAGAAATCAGCGAACAAAAATAGAGCAATCGTCCACCTACCAAGTAATCGATTGCTCTGCACCCCAAAAGGAATGATAAATTTATCATATCATTTCCTTTTGGGAAATTCAAGAGTAGAAAGGAAAAATGATATGAGTAAAGTAGTTACATCAGCGAAGCAGCTCGGGGAGGTATTTCCCAACGAGGAAACATTTCAGAGGATTTATGAGGAGTGCATTGAGCATGAGCCTTGCGTAACATCTGCGGTCACAGACAGCTATCGTGACATGGGAGACATGTTTAACAGATATCTGAACGCTATACAAGAGCATATGTTCCGCTACGCTTACCAGTGCGGTTATGAAGCGGCTATAGCTGCCTATAAGAAAGGCGGTGCGGCATGATGGGTGAATTGAAAATTTTTGAGAATAAGGAATTTGGGAAAATTCGTACTGTAATGATTGAGGGTGAACCATGGTTTGTTGGCAAAGATGTAGCGGAAGCCTTAGGGTATGCAAAACCGTCTGATGTAATCGGAAAACGCATCGAAGATGAAGATAGAGGTATCTCCAAAATGGAGACACCTTCTGGTAAGCAGGATGTTATTATCATTAATGAATCTGGTTTATATACACTCATTCTTGGTAGTAAGCTAGAGTCCGCAAAAAAGTTTAAGCGCTGGGTAACTTCGGAGGTACTTCCGGCAATCCGCAGGACGGGTACATACAACGCAACACCTGTCAATGAACAGATTCCTGTCGGAGAGGTTGCCAGCTATCTGAAAGCAATGGACAGGGTGGCGGTACGGCAGAACACAGCGCCATATAAGATAGCGCAGGCGTTCAAGATGGTATCGGAGCAGTTCGGCATCCAGCTCCCGGCGGATTTTGTGAATGTTCCTGAGTATGAGCAGATGTCTTTGGATTTTGGCAAAGGCGGTGCGGCATAAAAACATAACTGAGATAATCAGAACATCCTTCTAATTAGAGGGGTGTTCTTTTTATACAAAAAAACAGAAAGGTAGGAGAGACAATGAAAAAAGAAGAATTTACCGCCCTCGGCATCAGCGAGGAACTGGCGGCAAAAGCGGAAGGGGCTTCCCTGAAAGAGCTGGAAAGCTACGTGCCGAAGACTGACCTAGAAGCAGCTAATGCGGAGAAGAACCAGCTCAAAAAAGACATCGCTGCCAGGGATAAGCAGCTGGAAGACTTGAAAGCGGCCAGCGGGGACAGCGATGAGCTGAAAAAGCAGATCGAAAAGCTCCAGGATGAGAACAAAACGGCGAAAAAGCAGCACGATGAGGAAATGAAAGAGCTGCGCCTGACCACGGCGATCAAGCTGGCTGTAGCCGGGAAAGTCCATGATGAGGATATTGTTGCGGGCCTGTTTGACCGCTCAAAGCTGGCCCTGGCGGATGACGGAAGCGTGGCCGGCCTTGAGGGGCAGCTGGAAGCTATCCGAAAAGGGAAAGCATTCCTTTTCAAGGACGGCGAAGCAGGCCAGGGAACCGGGAAAGGCAGCGGAACCGGCGGCGGATACAAGCCAAAGGGCGGAGAAAACCACACGGAAGGCTATGCGGCCCAGTACGCAAAGCAGCGCAATGAGGCAGACAAAAGCACAACAAACGGCGGCCTGTGGGGGACGGAATAAGGAAAGCTGAAAAAGGAAAGGAGGATTTAAGTAATGTATTATGTAACAGATATTCAGAGGACAGCGGAAAAGGAATTCCTTGCGTCGGAGAAGGTGGTGGCCTTTACCGGAACGGTGGTGCCTGACGGGGTGGAAGCGGATGCCGACGGCAGGAAGATTGTCCACAAAGGGAGCCTGATGGCGGCGTCGGGAACGGTGATTGCCCTGACGGCATCGGGAGACGGCGTTTTCTTTGCGGGGAAACCGGCAGGCATCCTGATGGAAGCGGTGGATGTGACCTATGGAGCGCAGCCGGGGGCATTCCTGAAAGAAGGCTATGTCATCGGCGAGCGCCTGCCTCTTGGCGTGGAATACACGGAAGCCGTGGGGGAGGCAATCCACGAGAAGCTTCCGGAGATTAAATTTGTAGAGAAAGAAAGTGAGTAGGGCTTCGGACACTGAGGCACAGGGCGAAGCAGGCGGCAGCCGGAATAACAGGAAGGAGAGACAAAATGCCGACAATAGAAGAATTATTAAGCCATAAGGAGCTGATTGACTACACGAAGACCAGGGAACCGCAGAAAAAGGTATTGGAGGAGCTGTTCCCGTCCCGGAAGACGGAGGCGCTGGAAATCAAGATGATCAGAGGCGCGAACAACCTTCCCGTTTCCGCATCTTATCATGCATTTGATACGGAGACGGAGATCGACCAGAGGGAGTCCGCGGGTTATGATGTGGCGGAGCTTGCGCTGATCAAACGCAAGAGGAAACTTTCCGAGAGGGAGATCATTCGCCTGGAACATCCCAGAAGCAATGCGGAAGAAAGAGAAGCTGTCCAGAGAATCTATAATGACGTGGATGACCTGCAGGATTCCGTCCTCACAAAAGCGGAGGCTATGCGCGGGGAAGCGCTGTCCACCGGAAAACTGATGATCAATGAAAACGGCTATAAGGCGGAGATTGATTATGGCGTACCGTCCGCACATAAGGGCGTATTTACCTGGTCAGACGGGTCAGGCGACATCCTGATCAACATGGACAGCGCCGTGGACAAGATCGTGGACGACACCGGATTTACGCCCACCAGGGTGCTGACCTCCAAGAAAATTCTGAACCTTATACTGAAAGACGAAAAGATCAGGAAAGCCATTTTTGGAGTAAACAGTGACCGGCTGCTTTCCAGGCAGGAGCTGAACAGCTTCCTTCAGACGCAGGGACTTCCGCAGGTGGCGGCTTATGATGCCAAGTATCGGATACTGACCGCCAAGGGCACTTATACGGCAAAGCGTTATTTTGCGGAAAATGCCTTTGTGTTCATGCCAGACGGGCACATGGGGGAGACGCTGTTCGGGCTGACTGCGGAGGAACTGGAGCTGCGCAAAAAGGAAGGCGTGGATATCTCCGAGATCGGCAACGTGGTAATTGAGCAGTACGCTACAAACGACCCGGTGGCAAAGTGGATCAAGGCCGTGGCCACCGCGCTGGTGACTTTCCCCTGCGCAGATCAGGTGTATATTGCCACCATTAAATAAGTGGCTTACAATGCTGCTTAATTGTTGTTGAAGATATATTTCGGCAGCGTATAATGGCATGGCTGGAAAGTGACGAAGAAAAAGAGGAAGGAGGCCGCCCTATGTTTGATATCAGTGCAGTGACAGAGCGGTTAAAGGCGCTTGGATATGAGGCCGGGGAAGGGGATGCAGTTTCCCTGGCTTTCTGCATAGAGAAGGTAAGAAACAAAATTAAAACCAAAACCCATCAGAAAAAGCTTCCCAGGGAACTGGAATATACTGCCATCGACATGGCGGCGGGGGAATTCCTGCTGGCAAAGAAGACCTTTGCGCCGGACAGCCTTACAGGCCTTGACCTGAATGCGGCGGTAAAACAGGTGCAGATCGGGGACACCAATACAGTGTTTGCCACCGGGGAAGGGAGCCTGACAGCAGAGCAGCGCCTGGATGCACTGATCAGCCGTCTACTGTCCGGAGAGGAAGAAATCCTGCATTACAGGAGGCTGAAATGGTAGAAGCTAAGGCAGTGGAGACTGCAAGGAAAGCAGCCAGGCAGGCATTGGAAGCCACATACGAGGGCGTATGCAGCATAATGGAATACGTTGATGTGATAGATGCAAGAACCAAGCTGTCCAACAGGAGAGCCATGGTTGTAACCGAAAACCAGCCCTGTAAGCTGTCCTTTGAAAAACTGGAGGCTGCCGCCCAGTCGGAAACAGCGTCGGCTGCCTTCCAGGGGGTCAAGCTGTTCTTGGCGCCGGAGATCAGGGTGGCCAGTGGCTCCAGGGTGGCTGTCACACAGGATGGGGTGACAGGGGAGTATGCCGCCAGCGGTGTGCCTGCCGTCTATGCCACACACCAGGAGATCATGCTTGAAAGGTCAGGGAAGTGGGCCTAATGGGAAAGATGGGTAAGTTTTCAATGTCCGATTTGAAAAAGCTGCAGAAGCAGCTGGAAAAAATTCAGCAGGCAGGGGAAGCAGATGCCTTTGCGGAAGAGTGCGCGAAAGAACTTGCCGCAAGGCTGCTGGCCAAGGCTGTAAAGCGTACGCCGGTAGGGGATTACGCTAAGGAGGTTACGGTTACTGCCAAACGGGATGGCAAAAAGCACAAGAAAGGGGAACAATATACCAAGCGGGTCAATCTTGGCGGCAAAAAAGGCGGCACGCTCCGCAGAGGGTGGACGATTGGTGAAATCCGGAAAGAAGGCAGTGTTTATCAAGTTGATGTGATTAATGATACAGACTACGCTGTCTATGTTGAGTATGGCCACAGGACAGTGGACCATAAAGGATGGGTCCCGGGGAAATTTATGCTCACCATTTCCGAGCAGGAGCTCCAGCAGGCAGCCCCCAAGATTCTGGAAGCCAAAATCAAAAGGTTCTTAGAGGATTGTATGAAATGATAAATGCAATAATTGAATCCATCAGTATTGCCCTGAATGCCGAATTTGGTGGAAGGTACCAAATACATAGGGAAGAGATAAAGCAGGATTTGAGAGAACCCTGTTTTTTTATTTCCTGCATTAACCCCACAAATAAGCTGTTCCTGGGAAAAAGGTATTTCCGGCGCAGCCAGTTCTGCATTCAGTATTTTCCGGATGAGGAAGCAAACAAAGAGAAAGGCCACAGAAATGAAGAATGTTGTGCGGTGGCTGAGCGGCTTTTCCTGTGTCTGGAGTATCTGGATGTGGGTGGGGAACCGGTAATGGGCACACAGATGAAATATGAAATGGCTGGCGGCATTCTGTATTTCTTTGTGAATTATGACCTGTTTGTTTACAAAGTGTCAGAATCCGTCCCGGTGATGGAGGAAGTTTCTTCTGAGACTTCCATGAAAGGATAGGTGATGAAATGGCAGAAAAGAAAGCAGTTTCGGAGGAAACGGTTAAGGAAGATATGGCTTCCAAAACTAAGGTTTCCGAAAATACGGGTCAGGTAAATAAGGGGAAAGCGGAAAATAAATTTTATAAAGAACAGCTGATTTCTTCCGGACGTTTCAGGGACAGAAGGGATCTTTTGGAGGCCCTTCTTGTGCCCGGAGAACTGTACACGGTGAAAGCCGTGGAAGAAAAAATACAACATTATATGAAAGGCAAGGTGAAGTAAGGATGGCTTTAGGTGGAGGTACTTTTGTGGTGCAGAATAAGGAACTGCCGGGGACGTATATCAACTTTGTTTCCGCGGCATCCGCATCCGCGGCCCTTTCCGAAAGGGGGACTGCAACCATGCCCCTTGAACTGGACTGGGGTATTCCCGGAGAAGTTTTTGAAGTGACAAGCAGTGATTTCCAGAAGAACAGCATGGAGATTTTCGGGTATGCGTACACCCATGACAAGCTGAAAGGGCTCCGGGATTTGTTCATGAATACACAGGTTTTTTACGGGTACCGGCTGAACGGGGATGGCAGTAAGGCGGGAAATAGCCTCGCGGAGGCCCGCTATCCGGGAGTGCGGGGGAATGACTTAAAGGTTACGGTCCAGGTAAATGCTGATGATGAAAACCTCTTTGATGTGAAAACCATTCTGGGGACGGAAGTGGTTGACGAACAGACTGTTGCGGAGGCCGGGGAATTGGCGGACAACAAGTTCTTGAAATGGAAACCGGGGATTACGCTTGAAGCAGCTGCCGGTATGCCTTTGTCGGGCGGCGAAAATGGGGAGGTGAATGGCTTAGCTTATCAGAATTATCTGGATAAGATGGAGGCCTATACGTTCAATACAATGGGCGCCGTGGTAACGGATGAAGCCACAAAATCCCTTTTGTCTGCTTATACCAGGCGGATGAGGGATGAAATGGGCGTGAAATTTCAGCTTGTCCTTTATGACTATGCCGGTGCTGACCATATGGGCGTGGTCAGTGTCAACAATAAAGTCCTGGATGAGGGATGGAATGAGGCAAGCCTTGTGTACTGGGTGACGGGCGTTTCTGCCGGATGTGCGGTCAACAAGAGCAACCAGAACAGGAAATATGACGGCGGTTTCACTGTCGAGACCCCGTATACACAGAACCAGCTTAAGGCGGCGGTCAAGGCGGGCAAGTTTGTCTTCCACCTGGTGGGGGCGGATGTCCGTGTGCTGGAGGACATCAACACCATGGTAACGACTTCCGACACCATGGGGGATGTGTTCAAAGATAACCAGACGGTCAGGGTGATCGACCAGATCGGGAATGATATCGCGGTGCTGTTCAACACAAAGTACCTTGGTGTTGTGCCGAATGATGCCGCAGGGCGGATTTCTTTGTGGTCCGATATTGTCAAGCATCATGAGCAGCTCCAGGAGATCAGGGCAATTGAAAATTTCTCTGATGCGGATGTAACCGTGGAGCAGGGCAGCACGAAGAAATCGGTTGTGGTCACTGACCTTATAACCGTTGTGAACGCCATGGGGCAGCTGTATATGACCGTTACGGTGGTGTAGAAAGGAGTGGAGGATGGCTAAGAGAGAAACTATGGATTCCAGAAATGCAATATGCGGTGCCATGGCAGACTGTCAGATCATCTGGAATAAAAAGCAGTACAATTTCATCCAGGCAATCAGACTGGATGCCAGATTTGAAAAGATCGTGAAATTAAACCGTAGGGGCCATAAGGTTATTGAATGGAGAGGAACCGGCAGGATAGTATTCCATTACAATGATTCTGTTCTGCGGAGAATGCAGGTTCAGAGCAAGAAATTGGGAGTGAATATCTATTTTGATATGCAGGTTACAAACAACGACCCGACAGCCCGGATGGGACGTCAGACAATCCTGCTTAAAGACTGTTGTATTGAAAGCGGGACATTGGCAAGGTTTGATGCTGGATCCGATTTCCTGGAGGATGAGATGGAGTTTACTTTCAGAGATTTTGAATTCCTGGAACAATTCCAATACCAGGATAAAGAGGCAGAACGGTAAAGGAAAGGAGTGAGATAAATGAACGGCAATGTAGTGATGAAAGCGAAAGACACGGTATTTGCGGGGCTGGCGGAGTGCTTTATTACAATCGGAACCCGCCGCTATAATTTCATGCAGGCGATTAACCTGGAAGCAAAGTTTGAGAAGAACAAAACGGAGGTGCCTATCTTAGGGAAGACCGGAAAAGGAAACAAGGCTTCCGGATGGAAAGGGACGGGAAGCGCAACCTTCCATTACAACACTTCCATCTTCCGCCAGATGATGCTTCAGTACAAGGAGACAGGAGAAGATATCTATTTTGAAATCCAGATTTCCAATGAGGACAAGACATCCGCAGTTGGGCGTCAGACCATGATCCTGATGGACTGCAACATTGACGGCGGGATCCTTGCAAAATTTGACGCGGACGGTGAGTATCTGGATGAGGAAATGGACTTTACCTTTGAAGATTTCAAGATGCCGGAGGCGTTTAAGGATCTGGAAGGGTTCCTTACCAACTAAGGTAAGGGCGTACTTTTTTATGTGCGGAGGTGTATAGGAAAACCGGCTGCTTTGCAGCATACACCCCGCATGGTGCATAATCAAAAAAGAAAGAGAGGACAGAACAATGTCAAAATTTACCAAATTTATGAAGAGCAACAAGATCGAGAAACAGAACGGCTTTTATGCGCCGACAAAATCCCTCTGTGACGAAAACGGGAAGCCGCTGGAATGGGAGTTTCGGCACATCACCTCCAGGGAGAATGAAGCCCTGCGGGATGACTGCACCATAGAAGTACCGGTCACCGGCAAGCCCAACATGTACCGGCCCAGGGTGCAGTCAGGCAAATATATCCAGAAGATGATTGCCGCTTCGGTGGTTATGCCCGATCTGTATGACAAGGAACTGCAGGATTCCTATGGCACGGCAACCCCGGAGGAGCTTCTCCTTGCCATGGTTGACGACCCAGGCGAGTACAATGAACTGGCTGCCTTTGTGCAGGCATTCCAGGGGTTCAACGTGTCATTTAATGACAAGGTGGATGAGGCAAAAAACTGATAGAGGAGGGCGACTGGGAGGCGAATTTCGCTTACTACACCCTCCTGAAACTACATATCCTGCCATCGGTGTTCATTGGGCTTGACGAACAGGAAAAAGCCTTTGTAGTGGCGGCCATCAAAGTAAAAATGGAAAGTGATAAAAAGAGGGAAAAAGAAATGAAGCGCAGTGCAAAGAAGGGAAGGAAAGGCAGGTAACGGTATGGGGGGCATAAGGTCAGCAATTGAACTGCAGGATAATTTTACGGGGGTCTTGATGAATATCTTCAATGCGGTGAATATGGCACTTTCCCCGATGGAGCAGATGCAGTCCGTTATGGGCGGGGCGGTAGACATAAGCGGCATTGAACGGGCAAATGAAGCGGTTCGGGATTTCAACGATACCTTGCAGGACATGGAAGCGCCCCCTGTAATTTCTCCTGCGATAGACTATGGAAACATTCAACCGGCTATCACTGAACAGCCCGCAATAGACGTACCGGAAGAAATACAGTTTCCGGTACAGGCAGTTGTGGGCGAACAGCCGCAAATAGATGTGCCAGACAGGGTTGTGTTACCTGTAGAACCAGTTATCACTGAACAGCCCGCAATAGACGTACCGGAAGAAATACAGTTTCCGGTACAGGCAGTTGTGGGCGAACAGCCGCAGATAGATGTGCCAGACAGGGTTGTGTTACCTGTAGAACCAGTTATCACTGAACAGCCCGCAATAAACATCCCGAATGATATATCGGTTGATGTATCCACAAATGGAATTCCCGAAATGGAACAGCAGATAGCGGAAATCACAAACAGGCTGGGCAACGTCACCGGAATGCAGGATGCGATTAAAATTGCAGGGAAAGGCCTCTATATCCTGCCGGAAGAAGCGGTTCAGAATATTGCAGGCGTAAACCGGGAAATTGAACAGATGCGGCAGACGTTGGAATTTTTGCAGTCGAACCCGTTCCATTTGGATGCATCCATTACGGAGATGCAGATAAAAGCGATTTCCGGTTCACTGGATGAAGTCATTGCAAAACAGCAGCAGTTAGATGAACTGATGGACCATGTACCATCACAGATGGTAGATGTGAACGTAAACCCGGTGGTATCCGACCTTTTGGTTGAAAATACGGATATAGCGGTACCTGTCCGGTGGCAGGCGGATGACCTGCAGGTATTTACCGATTCCGGCATTGAACGGTTTGAACAGGAAGTCCAAAGTACGAACAATATGTTGAACACTTTGAGCCAGACACAGGCGCAGATCGCTGCGAGGGCGGCACAGACAGACATCTTCCCTCCTGGCATGGCTGCGGACATGGGCAGTATGCAAGGGCGCTTACAGGCTATCCAGAACCGGATCCAGGCAATCGAGGGTAGTCCCTTGAGCATGGGGATGGATGAGGCAAATGCCGAACTGGAGCAGCTGCGTGCACAGCTTAATCAGGCAGTGCAGGAGCAGGAAATCATGAACCATGCCGTTGAGAATATGGATGTCCAGGCGGCAAATGAGGCCTACCTGAGGCTGTCCCAGATCATAGGGGGCACTGAAAGGCATATCCGGGATAACGTGGATGAACAGGGACGGCTGAATAGAGAGATTGAACAGGGGACAAATGAAGCCAATGAATTGATGCAGACGGTTATGGGGATAGTTGCCACTTATGTGACTGCCCAAACCTTTTCAAATATTTTGGACTTATCAGATCAGCTTGCCTCCACGGCTGCCCGTCTGGACATGATGAATGACGGGCTTCAAACAACGCAGAATTTACAGAATATGATCTATCTTTCTGCAGAACGGGCTAGGGGAGCCTACCAGGCGACAGCGGATGCCGTTTCAAAGCTGGGGCTTATGGCGGGCGACGCTTTTAGCAGTTCGGAAGAAATCATTGTGTTCATGGAGCAGGTAAACAAGCAGTTCAGGATTGCTGGAACGGAAGCGGCCGGAATTGACGCAGCTATGCTGCAGCTTACGCAGGCCATGGGGTCGGGTGTCCTGCGGGGCGAGGAATATAACAGTATTTTGGAGCAGGCCCCCAATATTATTCAGACGATTGCGGATTACCTAGAAGTGCCGAAAGGGCAGCTCAAGGATATGGCAGCGGAAGGGAAGATCACCGCTGATATTGTAAAGGCGGCTATGTTCGCGGCAGCTGATGAAACCAATGCGCAGTTTGAAAGCATGACCATGACTTTTGAACAGATCGAGACTTCTCTTGAAAATACGGCTTTGATGGCTTTGCAGCCGCTTTTGGATGACTTGAATAAGATCGCCAACAGTGATGCTTTCCAGCAGGTTGTCAGCCATGCGGCTGATGCGCTTTCCATGCTGGCTGCATTTGCAACCCCAATAATGGAAGAAATCGCAAACGCACAAGTGTTGTGGAATTTTGTGAATGGTGCTATTGATGGGATTACAGTGATAGGCCGTATTGCACTTGAAATTTTCGATTTGCTGGCGGCAGGGGCGCTGCTTGTGGCCGATAACTGGTCCCAGTTATCACCTGTCATTTATGGTGTGGCCGGGGCTTTGGCAGTATATTATGGCTGGCAGCTAGCCGCAAACAGCCTGGGGCTGATAAGCAAAGGGATACATATGGCAATGGCAGCAGCACAAATGACGTATGCGGCAGCAACCGGGGCATTAACAGCGGCAAAGGCGGCAGAGATTGCGGCCCAGAATGGACTGAATGCGGCTATGTATGCCTGTCCTATCGTCTGGATCATTTCCTTGATTATTATTTTGATTGCGCTGTTTTATACGGCAGTGGCGGTGATCAATAAGTGCGCCAAGACTTCCGTTTCCGCAACGGGTATCATCTGCGGAGTGTTCATGGTGGCAGCTGCATTTATCGGAAATCAGTTCGTTGCGCTCATTAACTTCGTGATTGACAATTTCGTGGTGCTTTGGAATTTCATAGCGGCTTTTGCGAACTTTTTTGCCAACGTGTTCACTGACCCGGTGGGTGCCATCGCCCGGTTGTTCTTCGATCTGGTGGACTGTATTCTGGGGCTGCTGGAATCGCTGGCTTCCGCTATTGATACAATTTTCGGATCGAATCTTGCGGATTCGGTTGCCGGATGGCGGGATTCCCTAGGCAGTTGGGTGGATGCAACTTTCGGGCAAGGCGAAGAAATCATGGCGAAGATGGACGCTTCCAGTTTGCACTTGGAACATTTTGAATATAGTAGTGCATGGGATGCCGGATATACCTTCGGTGAAGGGGTTGAGGAAAGCATAGCGAACTTTGATCCATCCGCCCTCTTTGGCACCACTGAACTTCCTTCCGCTGATGATTATGCAAGCGTATCGGAAGGTATTGATGATATCGCTGGAAATACCGGGGCAATAGCTGACGCAATGGACATCACCGGGGAAGAACTAAAGTATCTTCGGGATATTGCGGAGCAGGAGGCGGTCAACCGGTTCACAACCGCTGATATCCATCTGGAGCAAACCAACCATAACACCATTAAAAACGGGATGGACTTAGACGGAATTATGGCCGGCATGGAAGACCTGATGAATGAAGCCATTGATATTGCAACGGAAGGGGTGCATGAATAATGTCGGAGGGCGGATATGATTTTTATCTGGATAAATGCCTGTTGCCGGTTGCGCCCGGCAAGCTGCAGGTCAAGATTAATAATGCAAATGAGACGGTGACCCTGATCAATGAGGGGGAGATTAACATTTTGAAACAGGCGGGGTTAACGGATATTGAATTTGAGTGCAGGATACCGCAGGAAAATTATCCGTTTGCGGTGTACAAGTCAGGGTTCCAGGGGGCGGATTATTTCCTGGATTATTTTGAAGCGCTGAAAACGGGGAAAAAGCCTTTTCAATTCATTGTATGCAGGAAGCGTCCTACCGGAAAAAAGCTTTTTGACACCAACTTTAAGGTGGCAATGGAAGATTACAAGATCACGGAGGATGCCCGTAACGGGTTCGACGTGATGGTAAAAATAAAGCTGAAACAGTGGAAGGATTACGGGACAAAGACGGTGAATATCGGTTTTGATATGGGGAAGCCAAAAGCAAGCGTCACAACCCGGAGGGAGGCAACTGCTTCCCCAGTGCCTGCGGCAGCGCAGGCTTACACGGTGGTAAAGGGGGACTGCCTTTGGAATATCGCAAAAAAGTTTTACGGGAATGGCTCAAAATACACGGTTATTTATAATGCAAACAAAAGTGTAATTGGAGGGGATCCTAACCTGATCTACCCAGGGCAGGTGCTGACCATTCCGGCAGTCTGAGGCGGTGCGGAATCAGTGGAATGTAGCTCATATTTGTATCTTGCATTTGAAATTTGCATATGCTATAATGCCAATAGGCAAAAAGATAAGATAGTTCCATATGGGACGACAACGAAAAGCCCCGGTGTGACCGCACCAGGGCTTTTCTATTCCCATTTTGGCGTGGAGGGCTTATTACCACAGGCTAGTTACCGACTATTCGTCACTGTCTAACCATTTGATGACATAGTGGCAAACTACGCCAGCCGCAACAGTGACTAAAAAAGATAAGATATATTCCATAAAGAACACCCCCTTCCTGCACCAGTATAGGGGCGGTAACAAGGCAATTATACCATGCATCATCGCAATATTCTACATTTTTTACCAGGAAGTCTGAAAATAGTTTTACAAGTTGTGGCGTTTCCTTTGCGGAAAACGCCTTTTTTCTGTCCAAAAAACAAAAATGGAGGGGGTGTATCCAGTGGATGTTGAGCTTCTGATCGGGAATGAGTCGGGGACAGCGGCATACCTTCCGGCAGTCCAGGAAGGCATTGAATGGACAACGGAAAGGAAAGGTACGCCCGGAAAACTGACATGCAAAGTCTTAAAGGATGATGTACTTGATTTTTCTGAAGGCAGCGCAGTCAGGCTGAAAGTGGACGGCGACGCGGTTTTCTTTGGCTTTGTGTTCAAACAGCAGAGGGAAAAAGATCAAATCATCACCGTGACCGCATATGATCAGCTGCGGTACCTGAAAAATAAAGATACCATAGTTTATGAGAATAAGACAGCAGACCAGTTTTTACGGATGGTTGCGGCAGATTATTCCCTGAATGTAGGAACCTTGGAAGAAACGAAATATGTCATTGAATCAAGAGTTGAGGAAAACACTTCTCTTTTTGATATGATTCAAAATGCCCTTGACCTGACATTGGCAAATACCGGGGAAATGTTCATCCTGTATGACGATTTCGGGAAGCTGTCCCTGAAACATCTATCTTCTATGGCGGTTGGAAGCCCCGGGGCCTATCTGATGGTGGATGAAGAAACGGGTGAGAATTTTGAATATACTTCATCCATTGATGATAACACTTACAACAAAATCAAGCTGACTTATGACAATGAAGAGACAGGGTTCAGGGAAGTCTATATTGCGCAGGATTCCGGAAATATCAACAGGTGGGGCGTCCTGCAGTATTTTGACACCCTACAGAAAGGGGAGAACGGCCAGGCGAAGGCTGACGCCCTGCTGAAGCTGTATAACCAGAAAACCCGCAGCCTGAAACTTACCAATGTTTTAGGGGACAACAGGGTAAGGGCTGGCAGCATGATTGTGGTAAACCTGGATCTTGGAGATGTGAAGGTAAGGAATTTCATGCTTGTGGAAAGCTGCAGGCATATCTATAAGGAAAGTGAACACTGGATGGATTTGACACTTAGAGGAGGTGAGTTTGTTGGCTGATGCAAACGGCCTGATGAATGCGGTAAAAAGGGCGGCGCGGGATGAACGGGAAGCGTCGAAGCCCGTGAATGTATACTTCGGGGAAGTGGTTTCAAAATCTCCCTTGAAAATCAATGTGGAGCAGAAAATGGTACTTGGCAGGGCCCAGCTTATCCTGACCAGGAATGTGACTGATTTTATCACCATGGTTTCCATGAACTGGGAATCTGAAAAAGAAATCCAGGAACATGGCCATTCTATCGGCTTACAGACAGATAGCGGGGATGATTCCCTGCATGGGAAAACGGGGATACAGTCCGGAAAGCATACGCACATCCTGACGGGACAGAAACAGATCACCATACATAACGGCCTGGATGTTGGAGATGAAGTCATCCTAGTCAGGCAGCAGGGGGGCCAGAAGTTTATTGTGGTTGACCGGATAGGGGGTAAGTGATGATTCCTTCAACGGTTGGTTTTTTAGACAAAGATTTTGAGATTGAGGAACAGCCCAGCTTTACTTACAAGATGCAGACAGATCAGAACTTGGTACGTGGATATACGGATGGCCTTGAGGCGGTGAAGCAGGCTATTTTCAAGATCATCATGACAGAACGCTATCAGTATATCATGTACAGCTGGAATTATGGGATTGAACTGTCAGACCTTTTCGGTGAACCGGTAACCTATGTATGCCCGGAACTGAAACGCAGAATTACGGAAGCGCTGCTTTGTGATGACCGGATTACGGGTGTAGACAGCTTTGAATTTGATTTTCCGCGGAAAGGCGTTGTCCATGTGGCATTAATAGCACATACCATTTTCGGAGATGTGCAGGCGGAAAGGGAGGTGAATTTTTAATGTATGAGGGTACAACCTATGATGTGATCCTGCAAAGGATGCTTAACCGTATCCCTGACAAATTTGACAAGCGGGAAGGTTCGGTTATCTGGGACACCCATTCGCCCACAGCGATTGAACTGCAGATTTTATACCTTGAACTTGACACTATCCTGAAAGAAGCCTATGGGGATACCGCATCCAGGGAGTTTTTGGTCCTGCGCTGCAGGGAAAGGGGAATTGATCCTTATCAGGCGACAAACGCAGTATTAAAAGGGGTATTTACACCGGAAAATATTGATGTGACGGGACAGAGGTTTAATATAGGCGATATTAATTATACGGTTGTCTCAAAAATTTCTGACGGAATATTCCAGGTACAGTGTGATAAAAAGGGGAGCATAGGAAACCAGTACCTTGGCGCCATGATTCCCATGGAGTATATCAAGGGGCTGCAAGGTGCTGAACTGACAGAAATATTGATTCCTGGTGAGGATGAAGAAGATACGGAAGATTTGCGCCGGAGATATTTTGCTTCCTTTGAGGAAAAGGCTTTTGGCGGGAATGTTCAGGATTACCTGGAAAAGACCAACTCTATCGCCGGGGTGGGGAAAACGAAAGTGACCAGGGTATGGAACGCTGGCATCTCCCCGGCAGATATGCTGCCCGGGGAAGCGGTGGGAAGCTGGTATGAAGAGGCCAGGGAAACGCTAAGCGGGGAAGTAAGGCATTGGCTTGATTGTGTTTATTATGCGGCAAAGGAGAAAAAGCTTACGACAGGCGGGGTGGTGCTTTTGACGGTGATTAATTCAGAATTTGAAGCCGCGTCAGATGAGCTTATCCGGGCAGTCCAGGAGGCCATGGATCCGGATCTTAATGCAGGAAATGGTTACGGGTTGGCGCCCATTGGCCATGTGGTCAAGGTGGAAAGTGCGGCTGCGGTGCAGGTAAGGATCAAGTCATCCATAACTTTTGAAACGGGTTATGGATGGGATAACCTGCAGAGTTATCTGGAAACGGCAATTTCTGATTACCTGCTGGAACTGCGGAAAGAATGGGCGGATCATCCGTACCTGACGGTAAGGGTGAGCCAAGTCAATATGCGCCTCCTGGGCATACAGGGTGTGGTCGATGTCCAAAGTACATCGATTAATGGCGCGGAGGCCAATCTGGATTTGGGAAAATATGAGATCCCGGTATTTGGGGGTGTGGAGCATGGTTAGGGAAGTTGATTTGGTTTCTTATCTGCCCCCGTATCTGGCAGATTATAGGGAGGTCAATATCACACTGGCAGCCGAAAATCCGGAGTTTCACCTTGTCTGGAGGGCGGCTGACCGAATTTTGTATAATGAATTTATCGCCACAGCGGATGAGGATGGGATTTCCAGGTTTGAACAGATGCTGGGTATTCTTTCCTCAAGGGCGGATACGTTGGAAAACAGGCGTGCCAGGGTACAAAACCGCTGGGTTACGGCATTGCCCTATACAATGAAAATGCTTTTGAAGAAACTGCAGATCATCTGCGGGGATACGGATTTTGAACTGCTGGATAATTTCGGGGAGGGCTATACACTGATACTGCATACAAACCTGGAGGGTTTTGGCAAGGTGGATGAGGTAGAGGATACCTTGGGCGCCATGGTTCCCTGCAATATCCAACTGGTCAGCAGGAATGAGATCAACAGCGATGTGGACGGGTGTGGTTATTTTGCAGGTATAGTGTCTTTTGCGCAGGTGATTACCATCTTAGAGGAATAGGGGGAAGAACATGGCGGATTTTACAAAACTGTTTATTACGGAGTCGGGAAAAAGGGTACTTAATGATGAGATACTGGCGAAGTTATCATTGAGATTTACCAGGGCAGAGCTGTCTTCACATGTGTATGATGAGGCGGAGATTTTGGCTTTGGACAGCCTGGAGGATGTCTGGAAGCAGAATCCGGTCAGAAAAGTGACCGTGGAAAAAGATACTGTGGTAGTAGACTTTATGGTCAATAACGAGGAACTTAAGGAAGGTTATTTTATCAGGGCGATCGGGCTGTATGCCAAGATGGGGGACGGGGATGAGATTCTGTTTGCTGCTGCTGTGGAGAAGTCAGGGGGCTGCTATATGCCCAGGCATACGGAAACCGTCACTTCCGTGCAGATAAAACTGCGGATGAGGCTGGAGAATGTAGGACAGGTAAAGCTGATCGTGGACAGCGGGGGAGTGGCAACGGTAGGGGATATACTGGACGTCCAGGAACTTATCCGGGAAGAGACGGTTCGGGCAGGCGGAGCGGAAAGTGAGCTGAAGGAGCAGCTGGGGGAAGAGATTGATCGGGCGAAAGAAACGGAAAAGGAACTTCAGGAGCAAAAGTTAGACAAGGATGGTGATGCATCGGATACTGTTGTGCAGTTTCAGGAAGCGTCAAAGCTGGCGGCGCTGAAAAGCGGCAGTAAGATGTCCAGTCTGTTTGGCGGACTGGCAAAAGCGGTCAGCAGCTTGATCAGCCACCTGGCAGACAGAAATAATCCTCACAACGTCAAAAAAGCGCAGGTTGGCCTGGGGAATGCTGATAATACCTCGGACATGGATAAGCCAGTGTCCACTGCTCAGCAAAATGCCATAGATGCCGCTTACCAGCAGTCCACCGGGTATACCGACAAAAAGATAGCTGACCTGATCGGCGGGGCACCTACAACTTTGGACACTTTGGGTGAGATCGCCGATGCCATGGCGGATAATGCCGATGTGGTGGCCGCGCTTGATATTGCTATCGGTAAGAAGGCCAATGAGGCGGAAATGGAAAGCCTGCTTAATACCAAGCTGGACAAAACCG